CGTTCCACCATGCTGTGTGAACTGAAGGGAATCTGATGGTGGTTGCACTGCTCGCTACGCTTCTTCTGGTCGTTTCAGTCAACAACCTAAGGAGACCACGATGATTGAACTACGAGCCGACACAGAGGGCTTCCACGCCTCCCTGAAGGTCGCACACCAGTCCATCACCAACCACAGGCAGGCAACCTGTCCCCACGCCTATGAGGTGCTGGACTTTGATGGCAACCCTCAGTTGAAGCCCTACACCAGCATCTTCTGTCCAGACTGTGGCAAGAGGATTGAAGCACCGGGAAAGACCAAGCCATTCCACCTGAGACCGGAGCAGCGATGAGCGAGGGAACACGCCCAGCCTGCCCGATTACGCACTCGAGTCTGGCGCACCCCCGAGCAAACCTCCAGTTCACCAATCACCTGAGCATCACGTTCATCAAGGACGTGAACTACTGTCCGACCTGCGGAGAGAAACTATGAGCCCCGAAGAACTAAAGCCTAACGACCTAAAAACTAAAGTTGAGTGCGACGTAATCAAGCACCTCACCGAGCGCAACATTGAAAGAAGCAAAATACTGGCCGTCATACACGCTTACGACGAAACGCCCGAGAGCAAACTGGCACGGATTTGGGAAGTATTAGGGAGAAAAGCGTGAGCGACTTTGACGACTTCGACGCTTTTGTCGAGAAGCACCAGATCAAAGACGATGAACTCGGCGCAGCCTTTGCAGCATGGCTGGGAGGCAAAGGCTGGGATGGCGACTTTGAGCAGGTCAAGTGACCGTTGTTGCCGCCATCTCCACGCCAATGGGCGCAGCCATAGGTTCTGACTCAATGGCTGCCTTCGGTGACCTGTGTGCGCCATCTGCCAGCCCAAAGATTGCTCGCTTCGGGAATCTCCTCGTGGGCTTCGCAGGCTCATGGAGAGCCGGTCAACAGTTCATGGAACACGCCTCCCGGCTGTCCAACCCTACGCTCCGGCAGTTGATGGAGTGCGAGACCACCGAGACTGACTGGAACCTCCTCGTGGTCGAAGGCTCACGCATCTACGAGGTCTCCTCAGACAAGGGGATTGTGGAGGCGCTAGGTCTGGAGGGATACACCTATGCAGCCATTGGCTCCGGTGCTGCAGTTTGTCTGGGCGCACTGGGCTTCGCCACGCCACGCCTTGACCGAGGCTCTCTGAAGCGAGCGTTGATGGTGACCGCAGAACACACGACCACCGTTGGCGCTCCGTTCCACATCATCGAACTGTGAACGACGACCAACTGATCACCGAGTCAATTCGGACACGTCTCTACACATGGGAGGACGATTTGGCAGAGCGAGTCGGCAGAGGTCGCACCGAGCAGAACGCACAGAAACGTGACCGGGCTTCCTATGACGCAAACAAACTGATGGAGAGCAACCTGCTGGCAAACCAACACGCAGCAGTTGCCGAGATTGGCGTGGCACGAGTCATGGGCGCATACTGCTTCGCTGGCATCTGGAGCGTTCACATGCACAAGACCTACAGCAACTTGCCGGACGTGCTGTGGGGAACAATTGAGGTTGAGGTGAAGTGGCGACGCAGTGGAAGGTTCATGCCAGTTGATGCGAAGGACGCAGAGAAGAACCGACTCGTCATCTGGGCTGAGTGCAGGCTTGCTTCCAAGTATGGATGCGTCTGCGACTTCTGCAGTCGATGGACTGAGTGGACTGATGTGTCAATGGTCAGAGTGCTTGGTGGCGGCTGGGCTGGTGAACTCTGGAGCAAGGGAACGTCCTATGGCGAGGATACGCAACGAGTCAAAGTTGACCCGATGTTCCTCACTCCGATCAAGGAACTGCTCTCCAAACCTGTTGCCAACTGATTGTCTTACTACACAAGCCAGTTGAAGTCTTGTTGCCACTGTGCGACAATGTATCTGTAGATTAGGCGCACTGCACCTAGTCTGAAGCCATGTGTCCGGGACTCGTTCACTTGACGTTAGGCTACTAAACGATGGCAACAAACGAACGCACCGAAGAACAGGCAATCCTTGACACGAAGGCGCTCCGTCTGCGCTCATTGGGATTCTCCTATCAGGCGATTGCCGACCAAATGGGAGTCACCAAAGCGACTGCCTACAACCGATGCCAGCGAGCCCTCGCCGCTATCCCTGCCGAAGCAGTGGACGAACACCGTCGCATTGAAGGCGCTCGTCTTGATCTGTTGATGGAGAAGGCGATGGAGAAGGCGCTCGACCCGGACAACAAATCAGCCTTGTTCGCCATTGACCGAGTGCTTGCCATCCAAGACCGCCGAGCCAGACTGCTCGGACTGGATGCGCCTGTGAAGACCGAAGTGATTACGCTTGACTTCATTCAGGCTGAAATCCAGAGGCTTGAGGCATCACTTGGGGAAATAGATGACAGCGATTCAGAGGCAGCGACTAACTGACCTAAAGCGACTTGAGGCACTAGAACTCAGGTCTCGTGAGGTCAAGGCACAGCAAGCCAAGAACCTGATTGCCAAGTCCGAATACCGGATGAAGGCTCGACCACAGCAGTTGCCACCAGATGGCGACTGGCGCATCTGGCTCATCATGGCAGGTCGTGGATTCGGCAAGTCATGGACTGGCGCTCGCTGGCTGCTGGAGCAGGCTCTGCTCAACGACAACACCGACTGGTTCGTTGCTGCGCCCACGTTCGGCGCACTGAAGCGTGTGTGCTTTGAAGGCCCGTCCGGAATCCTCCGGGCAATTGACCCACAACTGCGCCAGTCATACAACCGTTCTGACTTGGTGGTCACGCTCACCAACGGCTCAAAGATCATCGGTCTGTCTGCCGAGAAGCCCGATGGCGCACTGGGATTGAACCTCAGTGGCGGCTGGGCTGACGAGATGGCGGCTTGGCCTTACGACGAGATGTGGACACGAGGCATCTCCCCTGCGCTCCGCATCGGAGACCCGAAGGTGGTCATCACCACCACGCCTCGACCAGTCGCACTCATCAAGGAGTTTGTGGCTCGTGACGATGGCTCTGTGGTCATCACTCGTGGTTCGACCTATGACAACGCTGCAAACCTCTCTGCGGCTGCCATCGCTGAACTGCGCCAACGCTACGAGGGGACTCGTCTAGGTCGGCAGGAACTGCTAGGGGAACTCCTGCTGGACACTCCCGGTGCGCTCTGGTCGCTTACCGACATTGACCGCACTCGCCTGACCTCGGCTCCCGAACTGGTGCGAGTCGTGGTTGCTGTTGACCCTGCTGTCACCTCTGGCGAGAACTCCGACGAGACTGGCATTGTGGTTGTCGCAAAGACAGCCGATGGACGTGGTGTGGTTCTGGCAGACCGTTCGTGCCGAGACACACCATCTGGATGGGCTCACCGAGTTGTGCAAGCCTTCGAGGACTTCAACGCTGATCGTGTGGTCGCTGAGAAGAATCAAGGTGGCGACATGGTGGAGATGACTCTGCGCTCTGTCATGCCGAGCATTCCCTACAAAGGCATCACGGCCAAGCAAGGCAAGCGCCTTCGGGCCGAGCCGGTGGCGGCTCTCTACGAGCAAGGTCGCATCTCGCACGTTGGCTCGTTCGACATTCTTGAAGACCAGATGACCACTTGGCTCCCAGACTCTGGATACTCCCCAGACCGTCTGGATGCGCTCGTTCACGGTCTCACCGAACTTGGTCTGGCTGCAGGCTCCAGCGCCGACAGGTTCTTCCAGCAACTCGCTCCTCCATGCGTGAACTGTGGACTGCCGGTGTCATCAGACGCAACCAACTGTCCTCACTGCGGAACGCACACAAACGACTACGACCTCACTCAGGTCTATCCCCGATAGGAAGAAATGGCAATCCGAGACCGCTTCAGCCGCAAGGCACGAGACCAGAAACTTGCTGAGACCGTTGCCGAGGCTGTGAAGGCTGGGCTGTCAGGCTCTCCTATGGGAGCGAGCAACTACAACCGAGCCACGCCTGCTGAGCCCTACTCGACCAGTGGTGGTCAGGGCATCATCACTGGCATCGGTCAGGCTGTCCCAATGGAGCGACCCGGCATTGGCTACGAGTCCGGTCAGCCCGGCTTCGTTGGCTCAGGCTTCGGCGCAATCATGGGGCCTGCTGCTCCTCTCCTCCCTGCACCCATTGACGTGGTGCTGGATGAGACCGGGCGAGCAATGCCTCGCAAGTTTGAGTATCAGGTGGCCGTCAACCTAAATCTCACGCAAGAAGAAACCCCATACGCAATTCTCCGCAGTTTGGCCGAGCAGTGCGACATCATCCGACGAGCCATTGACATCCGAGTGGGCGACCTCGTGAAGCAGGACTGGTCGTTCGACCTCTCGGAGTCGGCAATCGCTCAGATCATGAAGGACAATAACTGCTCCCACGCCAAAGCATCACGCATTGGTCGTGACAAGTATGGCGAGGAAATCAACCGACTGACTGCGTTCTGGAAGAACCCTTATGTCCAGTCTGACCGTTCGTGGAGCGAGTGGATTACCGAGGCGCTCAACCAGATTCTCATCTACGACCAACTCTGCATCTATGGTCGCTGGAACCTCGGTGGCGACATCATCGGCATGGAGATCATTGACGCTCCAACCATCAAGTTGCTGCTGGACAATCGTGGCGACATTCCACACCCACCGGCCCCGGCCTTCCAACAAATCCTTTGGGGATTCCCACGAGGGGAGTTCACCGCAGCGCCAGACTCAGACGGTGACTTCTACAACTCGCCGGGCAAGTTTGGTGAATACAAGACCGACATGATGAGCGTGTTCGTCAAGAACCGCCGCACCCATTCTCCGTATGGGCTGTCCCCAGTGGAAGAGGCAATCCCTGCTGCGACGCTCTACCTTGACCGTCAGGCTTGGATGCGCTCGGAGTATCAGTTCGGCTCGATGCCGACCACCTTCATGAAGACGGACAGCACCGAACTCACGCTGGAGAAGTTGACCTCGTATGAGCGAGTGCTGAATGACCGACTGACCGGCTCGACTGCAGAGCGCCACCGAATCAAGATTCTCCCAGCCGGATTCGACCCGATTGCGATGCCTTCGCAGGACGAACGCTACAAGTCCGACTACGACGAGTTCATCATCAAGCGCATCGCCGCCATCTTCGGCGTGACCCCGTCGTCGCTTGGTGTCGTTGCTCGTGCCGGTCTCGGTGGTGGCAAGGGAGCCCACGATGGTGAGGCTGAGTCCTCCGAGGCTGTCTCCACTCGTCCGATGATGAACTACATCACCGACATTGTGAACTCCCTGTC